AAAGGATGCAGGGACGTTCTCCATACGAGGCGGATCCCCCATCAGCTCCAGCAACTTGCCCAACTGAATACCGAACAACTTGCTGAGTTGCCTGGCTAGATCACGCTCCATCTTGTCACGGGCGGGTACTTCCATTATGGGTATCCTTTCCAGTTCATCGCATTGTGGAATATACGGTTGATGTCTATCTGCGTTTTAGCCCCTTCCAACGCTCCTGAAATACTGCCAAGTAGGGATGGTGGAATAGTATTGCTATCGAACGGAACGGCTGCGCTCTTGCCATCCTTCAACGATTTTACCGCTTTTGTGCGCCACTTCCGCAAGTCCTTTTGTATTTCCTCCGGTTCCTCCTCCGCCTGTTCACCCGGCGTTCCCTCAACAAACGGTTTCAACACTTCCGGTACAGGCTCAGGCTTGGCAATATCTTCCTCGTTCCAACCCTCAACCGTATCCATCCCAATATCTTCACGGGCTTCGTTGCGGGTCATCCAGGGCTTGCCAACCGCAATCTGTAACCGCTTGTACTTTGAATCCTCGTCATCCTGGAGCGAGCGTACATCATTCAAATCGAACTCGATAAAGATATTCGGGTTGCTCGTGAAGTCAGGCAATAAGGATATATTCAGCTTGCGCTCATCCATACGCCATTGCGGGATTAGTTTCTGCTCGGTGAACATCTCCCGCGCTTCCTTGAAGTTGGCGTAAGTAGCCCTATCCAACCCAGCACCCAGCCCGGCCACGATTGCGGGAACGCCCAGCACCGCGCTTATCCGTTCCTCAGGAATACGGTGCAGTACCTGCAAATCCATATCATCCGGCGAAAATCCAAACGGCTGGACCGTGCTTTTCTTGGACATTACAGCGATGTTACCGCGCTGTTCGTTGCCATACTTGCGGCGTAACTTTTCCTCAATAACATCCGCCTCATCACGAGATAACGAAGTCCCTTCATCGGGGATAACAACCAACCCCGGCACGGCGTAGTTTTTCAGCAACGCTTCCACGAACTTGTCCGCTTCGTCATCGGTGGATATTTGACGCACTAACGCCTTGAGCGGTGCCAATCCCACCCGCATATCCTTATCATCCACGCCTAACCGGAAGTGAATGATGTTATTGACCGGGACACGGACATACTGATTGGAGGCGATCTGATACTTGTAATAGCTTATCCAATCCCCGTTCTCGCTGATTGGCTTGATGAGTGTCGGTGATATAGGCCATAGCTGGACCACGTTCCCTGTCTCGGCATTACCGCTGCGAACCTTCACCCAATAGGCGTTACCGTCCACATGCTTCGCCCAGGCAGTCCAAAACAGCATATCCTCCATCGTCAGCTCGCCTTCAGGGGTTGGCGAATCCAGTAGCTTCTGCAATGAATCGGTACTGCCCACATGGGTTCTACGTTCACCGTCCCCGCGCTTTTTATACACGACCAGCGGTGGTTCAGGATAGGCGGTGGCAATCGCCATCAGGCAGGAGAATACCGCGCTGTTCGTATCGCTGGTATCCTTGCTTTCCCAATTCCCATATACCAGGTCATTTATATGCCCCCAATCCTGTTCGGCGGAAGCCGGGGTGAATTTCCGATATTTAGGTATTAGCTGTTTAATCAGGCTCATTCTTTCCTACCTTTTGCGGTATTTCCACCCGCATTCCGATATAGATCATAACCAATCCGAGAACAATCAGCGTTGCCGATAACCCCAACCACAGGTATATTCCAACCAATAATATCAACAATCCCAATAAGGCGATAATATCATCAATAGACATCCAATCCTCCGCTCAATCCGTCCCATGCGATAGCCAGGGACATCACACAATCATCGTGCATTCCTTCAGGAGCCGCATAACTGAATGACCCGCTGGAATTGCGCTTGCTCTCGAATGACAGTAATTCTCCCAATAATATCGGGTTATTCAATATGGTAATCTGGTTATGCTCAAATGCCGCCTGTAAATTCTGGATTATCATCTGCTTTGTCGCATTCGTGGTGGTGAAGGATATAACGCTAACCTTACGGGCTGCGAGTGCATCAATTACAGGCTGCCCGATGCTGTTGGCTTCGATCTTCATCGAGGACAGGTGCCAGAACTTGTATATTGCCACTAGCCTATCAATCAGCACGTTATAATCCACCCGATTGAAGCGGTCTATGAATACCATCTCGTGTGATTTCACGTCCAGAACGCTCACAACGGTGTAATCTATGGATGACGCGACATCCACCCCAGCGATATATTGCCGCCCCGCTACGGGGCTTGTGAGTGGTTGCAATCGAGCAGCATCCTGGACCTTGCGGAATACCCCGCCCTGGTCGTCAATGAACTCAGCCATATACTCCTGCCTGAATATGATCTCAGGTAATTCGCGCTTCGCTGATTCAATCTCGCTTGCCTGAATATACGGATTAGCTGAGGTCGGAAAATAGAATGACTTGTAATCATCATCCCCACGAACCCCACGCTGATACAATTCCCAGAAGTGATTGCGCCCGCGTGGGGTGCTGATGAACAATGCTCGCCCCAACTTATCAGACAACGCCGGGCGTATTGCTTCTGGAAATGCCTCTGACTTCATAAACGCATGTTCATCCATTACAGCCAGGTTCAATCCTTCGCCACGCAAACTATCCGGGTTATCCGCTGATTTCACGCTCACTTCACCACCATTAGGCATCATAATGCTCATCTCCGCAAGCCTAACATCCACGCCGGGGATCTTGGCTCCAATCCGTTTGAGAGGTCGCCAGCCAACCCGCGCAATAGGGAACGATGGTGCAATCCACCAGGCTCTTCCGCCATGTAATGCGACATCAATACATTCCCACACACCCAGCCGTGTCTTTCCAAATCTACGACCAGCATCCACAATACGGAACCTGGCAGTACAATTATTGATCTCCTGCTGGGCTGGGTGAAATTGGCGGTCAATGTGTATCTCCACTATCCTGGACACAATACCCTATCTATTCCTCACCTGGATCGTGATCGTACGCTCATCCGTTCTCAACGCATTGGTGACAATCTTACAGGCAACCGTATAATCAACATTGTCCGTGCCGCTTGATAGCCATACGGTTACAGATGTGCTGGTGTCGGTTAATGATTGGCTATCCTTGATCAGCCCGGTAACTGCAACAGTTGGGGTGATGGTAATCGTAGCCGCTGTTATCGTCTCAGCGGTATCCAGCCAGTCGGAATCGCCTGAGCCGTTGGTCAATGGCTTCCAATCGAACTTGTAATCCAGTACCGCGTTAGGATCTTTGATAAATGTATTCGGACTTGTCATAACTCACCTCACATACTTTCCTCGATAGCATACGTCCGGTCAAGCGGGGTATCTATCGGGATGCCAGGGTCAAGTATTATCTTACTGCCATCCTCCAGCAGGATATACGATGTTCCATCCTCAAGCGTCAGGTAACTGAGTGCCATCTTTCGCAACTCCCATAAATAATTACGATATTCTTCAACTAATTTTTCTCATAACTACATCATCCCAATAACAATACCCGTTATCCTCTAAGGGTGCATATAAATACAATTGGAGGGTATAGCATCCCGCTGGAATTGTATAATCATGTGTAACGGTTGAGAATGCCGCTGCCGTAATCAAGGTATGTTCAGCAGCCGCAAGAGCAGCACCATTAATATAATCATAGAGCTGCCATAATCCGTCATGTGTACCATCTCCCCTACATTCCATTGTCAAACGAACACGGCTTCCAGGTTCTACCGCAAACGAACTGATTACATTTACTCCCCACGCTCCTGCTGTTAGTAATTTGCAAGAAGCAGCACCACCATGAAACACTACCAAATCCTTTGTTACTGTGCCAGTTCCAGATAATGTTTCTGTCCAATTCGCGAATACATCCGCTCCCCCAGCGCCATCATTTTCAAAACCACCGTTTAATAATAAATTATCTGTAAAGAATGAAACGTTATCCTTACATATTCCCCTACTCGATACATCGGTATTGTAAATTATATCGTTCTCTGTCCTTGCCCCATATTCTCCTAGTACGTTATCTGTAACTAAATAATCTGTGGCTGTATTTCTTATTATAATCGCCGGATAACCGGCAACACTTGACCCGATCATGTGGCACCCTCTAATCACATGACCCTTAGACAGCACCCCGATTACCGCACTCCATCCCGTTGATGAATTTCCATGAACTGTTATATTTTCTGCAACGTGATTCTCACACTCCCTCTCTAAAATTACTCCGCTATCAGTTGCTATTCTATTGATTATCCCATTG